GGGTCTTGCCAATGCGCTTTGGAAAACTTGCTATCCACTGCTTTGTGGGCGATAGTTCGTACTGCTCCGCTTCCCCCCTCGCCGCCATCCGTAAGGTTAAACAGGGTGCCTGTGCCTATATCGCGTCGCCCATACAACGCAATCAGTTCAATCTCTTTGACGAACGCCTCTGCCTCAATTTCAGTCTCTAGCACTCGTTCGCATACCGCTATGTGTGCGCGTAGTTTAAGGTGGGATATAAAGTCTTGGAACGGCTTATTGTGCGACCCCCTTGACCAATGAGATAAGTCCCGATCACCTGTACCCTTACCAACATATACGGGCTGATTAGCTTTGAGCGGACGTGGGTCGCGGTACACGTAAACGTAAAACATAGAAGCTCCTGAAGTTGAAGCCCCACTATACCACAATGGATGGAGACTAGGTAAATTCGTAATCCGTTACGAATTAGGTTACGACACAGGTAGCGGGACTTAGTTACAGGTAACCCTTATAAAGACAATAAAAAAGGGCCCCGAAGGGCCCTCTCTGTAGCATAGAACCTAGGTTCTATGCGGGTTCGCTTAGGACGAACCGGGTGAGCCAAAGACTCCGAGCGGATCGCTCCATCCAAAGCTGTACCGCTCGCGGCTCTTGTAACGCACGTTCCCCGTATCAAAATCACCATCCATTCCATTTTGCAATGGGGTACGAACAAAGTGTTTCAAACCGTTAGGCACGTCAGTAGTCAAGTACCAGCCGTTGCTGTCAGTCAAGAAGTTGTTGACTGTGTAGCCTTCTGCGACCGAACCGTTGTTTTTCAACGCGTTGATGTCGTTATCAGCAGTACCAACACGGAGGCTGGTTTCTAACAAACGAGTAGCAACGAACTGCAAAGCAGGGGGAACAATCAGCTTCTTAGGCTTAGCAGCGATCAGCAAACCGCGCTCGTCAGTCCAAGCAGCGATCTGGATAACGGCGGCTTCCAAGGAAGTCTCGTTAAGGTCAGCGCCAGTTGTAGGACGATTGCTGTTAGTGCCGCCACCAGTCAAGGGGTGAGCAGTGCTGAACAAAGGTACGCCGTCACCGCCGTAGTACTGAGACGAGTTAGTGAAACCGTTGTTGATAACAGCAGCAGCCTTAACTTGCTTGGTATACGCCATAGCACGAGCCAGACCTTTGGTGTAACGAGCAGACAGTGAGTCATACAAGTTATCTTCCACAGCTTCTTCAGTGATGGAGAAGCCCAAGGCGATGGTTTCGTGGTTGTAACGAGTTGTCCATGCTTCCTGTGCATTGTCATAAGCGATGGCTTGGCCCTCGTTCTTAACAGGTGCAGCAGAGAAACCAGACAGCTTTGTCTCTTCTTCAAAAGAACGCTCAGAGGTTTCAGTCTCGTAGAGTTCCTTATGCTGCTCACCGTAGCGAGCATATTCCAAACCAAACAATGCGTTCAATCCGGGCAAGAGTTCTTTAAGTAGTTGTGCGCGTGAAATAGCCATGATTTAGCTCCTTTTACAGACCAACAGCGTTGCTGTAAGAGTGGTATCCGGGGTTGAACTTCACCAGAATATCAGTATATGCGTCACCCACTACGGAGAACCCAACCATGTTTACAAAACCAACGACGCGGAAAGCGGCGGTAGTAGTAACAGCGGAAGAGCCAGCCACAACGGAAGCGGTAGAGTTACCAGTAGATGTACTACCGGTAGAAACTGCGCCAGTGGAGAAGAACACGTTTGAACCCAGAGCAGCGATGGTAACAGTACCAGCAGACTGAACTTGGAACACAGTGCGGTCATCATCAATCACAAATGCTGTAGCGTTCAGCGAACCGGACGGGTAGTATTGTGAAAAAACGGTTTGACCTTGTGCGTTAACGTAAGAGCAACCAACGAACACACCAACAGCGCCGGTGTTAGCAGTGCCAACAGGGAAACCATTTGTAGTTGCGTCAGCGCCAGTAGCAGTAACGATTTCAATGTAACCTGTAGATTTAACGTACACCAAACTTCCGTTATAGACGTTTGCGCCGTATCCAGCAGGGTCGAATAAAAACGAGCGAGTGCTACCTGCGTAAGGTAGGCCACCCAACTCATTTACGGCACGGAGGCCGTAGGGAGAAGCGGTAGATGCCATTTAAGGACTCCTAAAAAATTTAACCACCAGAACCAAAAGTAACCTTCGATTTCTTGTCCGAGAACAAGGGCATACGAGGATCACTATCTTTGAGAAAGTTATTGTCTACTGACTCCATCTGAGCTTTGTTTTGATTTGCGTAGTACGCATCTCGCTGTTTCAAAAACTCTTCCGGAATACGGCAAAGCAATAGTCCGCCCACTTCGATGTTTCCTTTGAAACGACCTTCAGTAGAAGCGTGCACCAATAGCTCGGGATATTCTTCCGCTTTCACGGGTTCATAGCCTTCGCGTAACTTAGAAGAAGTATTACCCGGATCAGCCTGCCCCAACATACTAATGCGAATCCACCGATGTTCCCAACCCGGACGTTTATCTGGGGATGGTAGTGTCTCTGGAGGACGCCACGCTGTTGGGCGAGCGAAAGACTCGCGTGTATCTAGTTCACGAACCAGACGATTTTGAGCTTTTTCTACTACTGTAGTCTTTTCCATTTTTAACCTCTATTAAGTAAAGCAACCTGTTTCGCGTATTGTTCTGGAGTCACCCCAAGACGGCGAGCTATCGCCACTTCAGATGCCTTCAACCGAATACGGTTAGGTGGTGTGCTGCGGGTAGCCGGAGCTACAACCGAAGCTGGTTTTGTTGCACGGATGGGAGTGAAATCCTCTTCCGGTTCTGATGACCTTTTCTTTGGAGGCGGTTCATCATCCTCATAGCTCTGAGAATCTTCAAAATTCTCAGGAAATCGTTTGCGCATCGTTTTATCGATGGTTTTAAAGTACTCTTCAGTACCTATGTAATCCGGACCATACTCTCTTTGTAATTTCCTGTCAAGCCCAGATGCTGCAGCGGTCATTTCTTCGTCTTTACCCCACCAACTAGAGTTAGCTTCTAACCACTTAGCGGTGCGAGGGTGCGCCGGTGCTTGCCTAGCTGGGGGCTCAAACTCCTGCTCCACTACTGGAATAGGTCTCATATTCTCTACTTTGTCTAGAGTAAGAGTAGCTCGAGCAATCTTCTTCTGGGCAGTTACAAGACCATCGGCATCGCCAGCGTCGTAAGCCTCTTTGTAGCTACGTTCTGCGGCCTCTAACTCACCTTCAGCAGAGGTTTTTGACTGGGCAATATAGGCTTCACTGCCGGTAGATAGCTGTTTCTGCAAGCGTTTATTCTCTTCAAATACCTGCTTTGCAAAGGTTTCAGCAGCCTGCCGTTCGCGCATAGCCTCTTCTTTTGCCCGCCGCTCATCGTGGTATCCACGGGTGAACTTCTTAATTCGGGCCTGCACTTTCTCGTCATACGAGGCTAATTCTTCTTCCGAAGGGTCCTCTGGAGGGGGCGCAGCTTTACGATTACGGTCCTCTGGGGGTGTATCGTTCTCAATTTCTACTACAAACTCTTCTTCTACGGGTGCCGTATCTACGGGTTTACCCTTAGCTTCCTTCTCGTCAGGAAACTGGAAATCATCTCCAAATTTAGCCATTTGTTACTCCTTATGCAGCGCGGGTAATTCCACGCGGGTCTTCAACGGTAGCCTCAACTGAGTCGTCGTTAATGATTCGGAACTCACGCCCATGAATCTTCAAACGAGTGCCAGAGTTAGGTCGGCAGATAACGAAATCACCTTCCTTACACGAGGGGCCGTTAGGGAAACGAGTTACGTCTTTGTACGCATCTGGACCCACCTTGACTACAAACAGCACTGGGGTCAGCACTTCTTCGTAATACATAGATTGGCTAGACTTGATAATTCCAGACTCACTCTCAGCAAAAGACTCCATTGCTTCTGGTACTACACAAAGCAAGTGAAAGGTCTTCGGGTCAGGCAACTGCTTTGCTTTTTCTTCAGAACTTGTATTCAAGATTCCAGAGAGGTCCACCGCAGCGGTATCAAATTCATTCATCTTCAAAGTTCTCCATACGTTGCACGAGGTCGTTGACAATAGATTCTGCATGGCTCAGACCCCGGATGATCCCGCAGATGTGCCGATATTCAGGGTAGTCCCCTGCTCTACCGGTGGAAAGAAAACTCGCTTGGTCCCCGCGTAACTTGTCAATCTCGCGTGCAATGTGTGCAAGTAACTTATTGTTGTCCATCATTTATCCTTGTTAGGAGGTTGTTGACGTTGCATGTAGGCTGTGCGTTGCTGCTGAGCCATTTGTGACTTGTGTTTAGCCATGTCTACACTCATGCGAGCACCTTCAGTTTCCTGCTGCCTAGTAACACGTTCACGGGCGACTGCTGTATTAGCATCTACCTGCATACGTGCAATTTCTTTCTGTGCCTCGATGCGAGAGTGCTCGATAGTCAGTTGAGCTGCTTTAGCTGACGCTTCCGCTTGCTGTTTCTGAGCTTTAAGCTGGAGCTCCTGTTGACGAATCTGTAACTCTTGTTGTTGCATCTGTACCACTGGGTCTTGCATTTGCTGCTGGGCCGCTTGCTGTTGAGCCTCTTGCTGGTGCTGCTGGAACAACTGCTGTGTAGCCTGAGCCGCTGCGATCGCAATCTGGTCAGCCATCTGTGGCGAGACATCTTTAGTCTGGTCTTTATCTGGGAGTGTCATGCCCATCTTCTCTTCGATCTGACGGCGATACTCGAACGCAATGTGCTCGTTAATGTGCGCCATAGCCGTAGCCATGATTGCCTGAGCCTGTGGGTTCATCTGCATCAACTGCTGGATTTGCGGGTCCTGCATCGCCATCTGGTGAACCGCAATATGCGCTTGATGGTTCTGCTCGATGAACGCCTTGACCGGTTTGCCCGTCAACAAGTTCTGGTTCTCTTGCACTGGGTCGGTCGGCACTTGGTCATCTTCAGTAGGTACAAGTTTCGCCGCGTTCTTTATGCCCAGAATCTCAATCATCTGGCGGTGCAACAGAGGCAAGTCGTACAACTGAGGGGCTGACTGTGCAAGCTGCAGTACAGCCTGATACTGCACAATCTTCTGCGCCATCGTCGCTGCGTTAGGGTCACTGACTGGGATTACATCCACAGCGTCGTAGTCAGACTTCTTAACATCACGGTTGCCGTTCTCTGGCTCGTATGCGTATTCTTCTGGTGTGTAGTCGGCAATGATGACTTTGAGGAGTTTGAACTCTTGCTTCATAGCGTAGTGCAGTCGCGCTTGCACTGCTGTCATCACCTTCAGAGTCCGCTCTAGCAGAGCCAGAGTTGTACCAACAGGAGCATTGGCGCTCATGTCGCTGACGTTCATATCACCGCTTGATGCGAAGCTGCGGCCTTCTTGCACAATATTTTGGAACAAAGCAAACAAAACTTGGCTTGGCTCTTTGTATGGAAGCGGTAAGATGTTGTCACGGATGCTTCCACTAGGCACATCTACGTCTCGGAACTCTCCGGGGGAGATCGGTGTATCGTCACCCTTAATACGTAAGCCGCGAGACTTTAAACCACCGGGCAAGTTAGACAACGTACCAGCGTCCACCAACTGACGAATCAGCATGGTAGAAGACTTAGCGTATCCACCAATTAAGTGAATCAAACCATAGCCGTAGAACCCAAAACCGGGGATGTATTGATAGTGAACAAAGTGCTGGCGTTTCAGGTGTAACTTGTCACCTTCGTACCAATTGCGGCGTACAGCCAGAATCTTCGTTGTACCCTTCTCTACTGTCACTACGTATGGCAACGCAATACCTGTGGGCTCACCATCTTTGTCCACATCCTCAAACCCTTCAAGGTCCAAGTCAACGTGCATCTCAAGAACACGGTAGCGGTTATCCTGAGTCGCAGACAGACCCATTTCTTCTGCTTTTTGCTTCTCAATCTCGTCAATTTCGTTTGATGGCTCACCTAGGTCCACGTCTATGTAGAATCCTGCGGCTTGCAGTTTCTTCAACTCGTTAGGTGTCTTGCGCATTACGTGTGTAACACGCTCTGCTGACTCTAAGTTAGACGCGCCGTATGGGACAACAATGTCTTCAGCGGGAATAAACATAGCGACTTGACGACCTTTGCTTGGGTCGTAGTACACCTTCTTAAACGCACTACCTGCTAGAGGCAGTGACCACAATAGCTTCTCGTGCTCTGGGCGATACTCAACCATCACCTCAGTAAGCTGGTAGTTCATGTCATCACGAACACGGGCTGCGGCTTCTTCTGCTAGTAAGTCAATAGCTCCAACGATCTGAGTCTTGACGGGGCCCATCGCTGGGAACGTCTCCATCATTGCCTCTGACTGGAACCTTACAACTGACTCGGTGAGCATCGGGTGGAACACACCACAAGCTCCTTGCCAAGGCTCTGTGCGCTCTTCGTACTTCAGGCCCAACAACTTCAGACCATCTACGTATGTACGTATCCAATCTTTACGATCGTTCAAGTCTTTATCTACTTCTTCTACAAGCTCTGCCCCTAATGAATCTAGAACTGACTCATCAAGGAACTCTGCAAGGTTGGCATCAAACACTTCAGCCGTATCTTCTTTAGGATCAATCTCAATCTCTAGCCCGTCGATACCAATAGTTACTGACTCTGGGTCTTCAATCTCAATCTCAATTTCTGGCGCGTCGTTCTCCATATCGGCTAAGCCTTGAGGAGCTGCGTATAAACCTTTGTCCATGATGTATCCTTAAACTGTGTAGAACCGCTCACTGCGGTAACCCTTGAACCATTTGATATCTTCAGGCTCGTCACTTGGTAGGCGAAGAAAACCGCCCTGACGGAACCGCATGAGTGCTAGAGTGGTCGCGTCAACCAAGTCATCGTGCTCCCCAGAAGGGAACGCAGCGATCTCATCCACTAGCTCTTCAGCCCAGCGGGTACGAGGAACCCATACTTTCCCAGACGCAATTATGTCCGAGACTGCGTTCAAACGGGCAATTTTGTCTTGCCCCTTACCCGGAGTAAATTCTTGGGCCGGTATGCCCATAGCCCGGAGCTCATATATTAGAGGTGCGCCAGACGCTTTCTTCTCGATCAACACTCCGTCAGGCTGATACTCGTTGTACTCCTTCAGAACATCTCGTTTTAGGTCGGGATATTCGACACGTTTCTTATATGTGTTTAAAAGGATGATGTTTTTCGTCTGATCTTTATAGTGCGTGAAGATTCCCCACGTCGTTCCAGCAGAATAGTCAGCCCTATTGTTTTTCTCAAACGCCGTGTCCCACGTTTGTAGGATGTATTCACAGTCTGGCGGGTTATCTTCCTCCCACCACTGCCACCAATCGCGTTTTACGATGGCTGACTCGTTGCCCACTGGGTTTTGCTGGTACTGAGCCTGCCATTTAGAGTTCGGGAGCTCGTCTTTTAGCGCTGAAAGCTCCTGCATTGACCAAAATTCAGGCCAAAGTGGGGTGTTGGAGGGCAAAATAGCCGGAAATTCGATCACTTCCCACTCTTCACCAGACCTTTGGGCCGCTGCTTTGAGCACTTGGCCCGTTAAATCCCTCTGGGCCCACCGTGTCATCACTATAACAATAGAGCCACCGGGCTGCAGACGCTGACGCGGACCTGACGTGTACCACTCATACACTTTATCGTAGATTTCTGGGTTGCTTGCTGCCATCGCAGCCTCTTGCTCCGAGTGCGGGTCATCAATAATTAGTAGGTCAGCGCCCTTACCGGTCACCGTACCGCCCACACCAATCGCAAAGTAGTCACCGCCCTTGGATGTGTTCCACCGCCCCGCCGCTTTCGAGTCCGCTTGGAGCTGCAGCTCTGGAAAGTTGCTGTGATATACCTCAGAATCTACCAAGTTACGTACCTTTCGTCCAAACCCCACAGCTAGCTCGCCTGTGTTAGAACTCTGGATGACCTTCTTATTAGGGAACTTCCCTAGAAACCAAGCTGGAAGAAGATAAGATGCGAACTCAGACTTAGTATGACGAGGAGGCATGTTAATAATAAGACGCTTGCACTCACCTCGAGCCACACGCTCGAACGCCTCAGCCATCCTCTTATGGTGCCGCCCAGATATAAACGAAGGCCACATCTTCTCAACGAACTTGATAAATTTCTCTTGTATGAGTTCATTTTCTTTGAGCTTCTCCAAGTGAATTAGCTGGGTCTCCAACACTCGCAGGTCCGCTTCTGTCATGTGCGGCAGGATGCTCGGTATATCCTTTAGCGAGATGTTGTTGAGGTTACTCATTCTTCGCCTTTTGTATACACGTCATCGTCCACATGTTCATTTTCTAGCGTTTCTTGTGCATGTTCTTCTACTTCCTCTATCTCCTCGAATGTACCTTCGCTGCTAACCGCAAGCTGGGCATCTAGGTCGTCTATAGGTGTGATGTCTGTAACTGTCGTATTGAGCAGTCGCTTGACGCGCTCCCTAATACTGTTCTCTAAATCTATGGATGTCTTGTGGTGGACGGTAATCTCACTGCGCTCTGTGAAGATTCCAATATCTGAGTGCTTGCCCAAAAGCTCCAGAGCCTTCAGCTCGTACCTTGGGTCTCCGCAGTCTGCTAGCTCAATGAGTTTGTTTGTGATGAAGTGCCGTGCCTGAGTAGCATCCGCAATAGCTTGATAGTCGTATTGCTTCAGAATTGCTGAGGCTTTCTTGGCTACCCCGGGGCTGGATAGCGTTCTAGCTATGTTGCTTTTGTCCGCACCCTTAATTAGGTTGCGTGCTTTCTCTTCATCTTCTTCTGTGTAGTCGATGCTCCCACCAAGCTGGTCAATTAAGTCAGCGGTGTTTACGGCAATAGCAATGCTATCCGACTGAGTCTTAGGCTGCTCATCGGACAAATCAAACGGCAATGGATGCTCGGATGTTGGCGTAATTTCTATCATGTGCACCGGGTTAACGGGGGTTTCGGGCCGACTATAGCATAGAAAAATATATGGGTGGGGTGTAGCCTTTTTGAAAAGTGACGGGGGGTGTTTCCGGCAAGTAAAAATAAATGTAGTCCCGCCGAAAAAATATAGGGGGTGGGGGGTATTTTGTACTACATCGTTATGAAATGTTTAAAAATGGGCGTCGAGTGTGCAGCTCATAGAGTAAAGGACTTAGGAGTCCCTTGTTGAATTTTGGGGTGGTGGGGTGTCACGGTGTCGGTTTTCCTAACAATGTTAGGCCACTAGGGGCCCATTAAATAATATTTATTTTTCACGAAAATATGATTCAA